TGATTGGTTTGTGAATATCGGCGATATGATACTCGCCGCCACAACTGTTGACCTATCGCAGCAACGTATTGCTTGTACGTCTGTTAAGACGAACAAGACGGAGACGTATACTCTCCATAAAGACACTGGGGATTCAATACCTAGTGGACCGTATGGACCTGGAACCGGCACCGTGTGCTGGCCCAGCGCTATCAACCACCCGGCTATAACTCTGCCCGGTGTCGATGGTGTCCTGAGAACTATCGTTGAAGATAGTTATTACAGGTTTGTATTCTCTCCTGGTTCGGTGGTCAGCTTACATTTATCTAATGGCTTAAATGCCAATCGAATAATGGACTCTGCATCACTAATCATCAACCAATTAAAAAAAGGCACTTTGGGTTATCGATCAATTAGACATTGATCGATTTCCACATTAAAGCCATTTGAGAAGGGATTGACTCAATGTCAAACACAGTTTTGAAACAAACTTTGGCCGACGGAGTTTTATACTCCGATCCTGCCGACCCTGATTATACAATCAGGTTCCGAAATACCGTAGCGAAGAAAACTCTTAATGGAGTTTCCGTAAACAATTATGTCGGCGAAATCATTTTTAATGACGACGTTGCCGTAACTGTTGGCGGTATCGCTGCGACCGACGCTGTATCCATAAGGATCCGGGTTTCCGGCTCTAATGAATCGTCGACTCGAAAGAGTGCAATTCTTACTACCCTGGCGGCCCAGTTAATGACTTGGGATGGCCAGTCTGTTTTCAAAGGTTTCAATCCTACTACTGCTCCGACTATACCTGCTTAGTATAGTTGCAAGTCGTAGTAGGTTATTGGAACCTACTACTTCAAAGGGGGCTTAATGCCTAATACCAATGAAGTAGCTGACGAGACTAGCAAGTGGCTCGGTATTGCTACCGTAGCTATCACTCTAGTCAAATCTTTAAAAAGTATCTTCAGTAAAAACAAAAAGAAGAAACCTATAAAGAAAACGGAGTAAGAATTGAAACCACTAAGCACAATCAGTGCCGTTGGTCGTACTCTTGTGGAGCATACGTTCAATGAACCATGTTCCAGAGCGGAATCCTTTGCACAGCAGAGGTTTTCGTCCAAACTCGAGATACCGAATCCACAAAATCAAAAAGTCCGTGCTGATAATGCATGGGCTAATTGGTTAGGTTCGGATAACACGCTTCATTTGCCACCTCTACTAAGGCCCAATTGGGCCAAAGCGAAGCTTCTATTGAAGGAAATCTTAAAAGATTTTCGAATTGGACCCGTTAGTTTTACTAACGGGAGCGAGTTCCATCCCACGAACGGTTTTGGTTCGATTGAATCGAAACTAAGACGTTCCAGATGGTCATGCACTCCAGACAATTTTGATTTATGGTATCAGACAGTAATGTCTCACCATGGATTGAAATTGGCATTCAGGAAGCGTTTCGCCAACTTATTAGCCGATCAGCACATCAATGAGCGTCAATTAAATAAGTGGCTCTTCCAGAAATATCATGTTTATGATAATTTCCGTGAGCGAATCTTACAAATTAAGCTTATGATGGTTACTGATATGGTTCAAGGCAATAGGTTTTCTACTGTCCCTAAGAATAATCTTAAGGACAGACCTATATGCATTGAACCATTGGCTAACATTCTGACTCAAAGACGCATTGGATTAGGCATCCGAACCTGCTTAATGCAGATAGGAGTCGATCTCAATTTCACGGCTGAAATACACCGGAAACTTATAAGTTGTGATAAATTCGCAACGATCGACCTTAAAGATGCTTCTGATCGCATCTCATTACAACTCTGTAAATATCTCTTACCTACCCGACTTTTCAAATTAATTGAACAGTCGAGGTCAGAAATGACACTTGGCCCGGATGATAATTTTTATCTTATCAATAAGGTATCAAGTATGGGTAACGGGTTTACTTTTGAGTTAATGAGCCTGATTCTTCTTGCTCTTTGCAAATCCTATTCCAATGGTACGATTGAAGAAATTCTTCGTACCACTGGTGAGTGTTCAGTATTCGGCGACGACATTATCATCGAACGCCGTAACGCTGATTCCCTCATCGGCGATTTGACTAACGGTGGACTAATTGTTAATATAGAGAAAACTCATATTAACGACGGTTACCGCGAAAGTTGTGGAGCCCATTATTTTGATGGGGAGGGATACATAAAGTCTTACGACTTTAAGTGGCCTTCTAATATGTCTGACATCGTAGTAATTTTAAATAAATTAAACGATTTATCTGACACTTATCCGTCCTTTCGTAGTCTTTTCGTTAGGGTTTGTGAGTCTGTTCCCGGTACCTTGTATCCGTCGTCTCCTTTAATTTCTATCAGAGGAGATTGGAAACAGTTCGTCGGGCCGTCAGATTCTGTTTACGTTGATCGGTTCTGTTTTCCGACTGTCTGGTATATCAATACCGGAGGTTTGAAAATGAAACCGCATATCAAACGAAAACTTCAGGTTTTTGGTCAGAATCTCCAACTCAATGTCCGTGGTGCATCTATGCATTACGGATTCGAATGGCGAGATCGTACCAAACCTCCCACGAGAGTACGCGCTGGTCGCGACTGGGCAAAAATACTTATGTATATTGCTTCCGGTCGCATCAGTAACGACTGTCGACGTGGTGACGGGGCTTTTAAGTCGTTCTTAG